CGTAACTCTCAAGTATCGGGCACGCCATCCTATAAGTCCAGGGATAAGTCTAACATCCTGAACTGCGGATAAATTGTAGCTTAACGCCACAATACGACCCTCTCTTCTAGGGTCGTCATACCTACGATAACTTTCAGGCCAAAGCATTCTGTTGATTGCTTTGTCTATATCTCTCGTTGGTATTCCCTTATCCCACACTCGGCCTAAGAATGGTACAGGCGTATTACCATATCCCAGTGCTGACTTCGTGTGGTTGAACTTAATGCCAAAGAAATTAGACGCGCATCCAGCTAATTCCTTTAGTTCTAATCGGGTATCCGTGAAGAATAGTAGATCATCGCCCAGCACAAAGCAACTATAGCGATCTACCGTGAAACCGAATTTTGAAGACAGAGTCCCTAACATTATTATATTGGCAATACTGTCAACCAATTGGGTGAAATAACTTCCACTTGGAACACCATGGCGTTTTCCAAGATGGAGTATGCCTTCACCTCGTACTTGCTTGTCTCCAGTAGGCATGACAATTGGAGTACGGATGAAGTAATCCTCAATAATGTTAAAGACATCACCAACAGTTGTTTTCCCATAATACGTAGCTGATAAGTCAAACCAGGTACGTATAATATTAAATGCAACTTTAATTATTGCAGCGGGAACAGAGGCATCAAATTGAGATGCATCTAATGAGTACCAATATTTATTAGCATTAGCCGCTGATAATATTCTGGCACCCAAAGTTTTGTTGGTTGTAGCGAAAGCCATGGGTGTATTGCCACCCTTGAATTGCTCTAACAGGGGACGAGCAATTGATCCTTCCAACAATGTCATAGACATTGGGTAACCCCATACCAGCCTGGACTTGCCCCCTTTGGCAGTGCGCGTTAATGCGATACAGGGTTCAGGCTTTCTTAAACCCGCGAGAATGCGTTCTACTGAATTAACGCCTCTTGAGAACGCTTCACGCTTGCTGAGACCAAATGCTGTTAGACCTGCACTGGCCTTCCAGTTACTAATAATTCTTTCGTCATAGAAAGTTGTAACTTGCAGTGGGTTTCTGTCTTTTGGTTTCGCGAATAACTTGTAAGCAAACGAGATCCCTCTTTGAACGTGACATGAATTCATGTCGACGATTACTGACTGAGAAGGATCAAACCCCTCGAGTTGTGAGTATAGACTCTCACAGGAATAGACGCTCCTAGGCTCGTAACTTGTAGAAGTATCGAACCCTTGTTCTCTCAGAACATGATTTAATACCGGATCGAATATCTCCGGAGTACTAAATCGAGACATGCGGATATTCCATTCTCTTAGAGCTGTCAGTTTGTACGGTAATGTTCTGAACATCTTACCGCCCCCTTCATTAGATGTCACGACCATCTTTCGCAAGGTACGCAGGGTGCTCCACGCGTAACGATTGTAAGTGATCGTTCGACAACACACCTTGCTATGTTGCGATAAATATATACAACTTCAATTCTAAAGTTGATTACCCAACGACCAAATGTAATCTCCTTACCATTTTGCTTTCTGCACTGGTTAAAGAATTGCCCTGTTAAACTAATACAA